GCAGTTACATTATTTCCTGACCACGTATTTACGGCAGCACCCCACACTTGGCGTTGCTCCGTCTCCACTATAGTTTGAGTGGTAGTAGTCGTTGAGTTCATACTCCCTGAAGTAAACTGAGGAGTGACAGTATTGGCTCTAGCTATGCTGGGTGCACACAGAGCTAAAAGCAAGATTAATTTTTTCATGCTTTTGGTTTTGGTTTAGTTTCTCCGTTTCCGTTTTTCTTTCCGTTACCATTTCCCGTAGACAGCCCGAAAGTTGCCAGCGCACCCGTAAAAATCGAGGCTACGAACGTGATATCGCCTGCTGTAGCTGACTTTTTAATCATTGGCAGCTCGACATAACTTAAGGTAATAATAAATCCACTCCAGATAACAACTCCAAGGCGCACTGCTGCGCCAAGTACTGCCATCTGTTCTTCATGGTCGTCTACGTTTTCTTTAAGTCTAGTTAAGAAACTTTTTGGTTGCCCTTTAATTGGCTTAACTTCTTCCATGTTGTTTTTAGTATTGGTTTTAATGCAGTAACCGCCCATTTAAAAGCTGCTGTAGCTGTAAGGGTGGCTGCTACAGAGACAACCGCAGTTGTCCCAGCCGTTACTAAAATTTCGTTTTCCGGGACAGGCATTTTTAGATCTGTAAACGGTATGTCTACTTTTCTTATACCTGTTGCTTCCGGTTCATCTTTTGCCTCTGCCTGTACTCCCTCGGGAGCTTCTAAATCGCTAGGCGGTACCACCATAGGAATGTATGATGGCACGTCTGCTGTAGGTAAAGGTATAGATATTGTTTCTATTGTTTGTATTGGTGGTATGACTATGGTGGGTATTTCCACTATGGCTTAGGATACTTGTCCTTAATAGCTTTAATATCTGCCTTCCAAGCATCTATACCTGAGTGATAGATTTTATCAAGTTGGTCTTGCCAAGAAGGATATTCTTTTTCTCTATCTCTTTGATATTGTGTAGCTGCGTACGCATCGTCTATTGCTTTACGTGCTGCTGTTACTTTTGCGGAATCAAGTGTTACTATTTTTCCGTCTGCGTCAAACGCTCCTCTAGAGTCGTCTATTGAAAATACTACTCCTGCATATGCAGAGTAGATTGCTTCATGGTCCATAATTTTAACCTGAAATTTCTTGTAATGTTAATGTAGACACACCTATAGGGTCATTAATTCTATTACCTACACCGTTGCCATCATAGTAGTTTCTATTTACATATACATAATGACTACTACCACTGTTGGTAACATATGCTCTTAGTTTTACTGTATAATTACCAGTAGCTCCCGGAGTAGCTAAACAATGGAAAGTTTCTCTAGCTGTGTGATATTGGTTATCACCACTAGCAGAACCATTATAGTGTGTACCCCAATGATACCGACCTCGACTAGCACTTGAAGGTGGTCTTTCTATAATATTATTACTACCATCTGTTAACATCAAATAAGCTATATTTCCTCTGCTACCCCAAAGTACAGAACAAGTACATACTAATTTATTTGAAGCAGATTGCATGTTAATAGTTGCTGATAACCCAACGTCAACATTATTACCTGAATAAGTTGCACTAAACATACCAGTATAAGCTGAATTAACAGTTTGAATTACTCCACCACCAGTTGCACCAGCAGGCAGTCCACCAGCAGGGACTATTGAATTTACTTTTATTTGGCTCATGGTTTTGTAGGGAATGTAGGGTTTGCTAGATCTTTTGTATTAGCTGGTAGATCTCTTAAAGCTTGTCGATATGCTTTTTCAGCATCTGTCATAGTTCTATCTGATACAGCCCACCAATCTGTTTCTTTAAGTTTTAAATTTCGTTGTGCTCGTAAATGTCGTAAAGGTTCAGCAGCGTTCATTTCATCTACTTTAGCTTGTACTTCTTCTTTAGTAGGTGCTTTAGTACTGTCAAGCCAAGTAATTTCACCATCACAAACTTTCCATTTTTTTCCTGACCAATACTCTGCTAAAGCATGAGCAAGTTCATAAACTTTAGGACCTTTACTAACATCATATTCTTCATTATTCATGCTGATATCTCCATTGCTATAATATAACTTATGTTACTATTATCATTATCCATATTTTGAAAACCGTTTTGTTGACGATTTAATGCTATTGGAGTGTTGGTAGCCATACATCTAATTTCATAATTAATTTGGCTTGTTGTATTTGGAGTATCCATATAAAAAACTGGAGTACTCTGAGTATCCCAAGCATTTCTACCATTAGAAGTTCCAGATGTGGACCTTGTAGCTCCACCTACGGATTGACCAATAGCATCTGTAAGAATACTACTGTTTTTATAAAGAAATACATGAGCGTCACCACCAGAACCTTCTCCAATAGCAATAGCACCCATAATAAGTATTTTATTAGAAGCAGAAGAAGGTGTTATATTTACATCTGGACCATCAGATACTTGGTCAGCAGAATATTGTACTTGACTTGAATTTATACCAGTTTGTACTTGAATAACTTTACCAACATTAGTAATATCTGAATTACCAGATGCATTTAAAATTTGATTTACTTTTAAAATACTCATGCTGACACCTCCATTGCTGTAATTAGACTTATTCCTATTTCAGCAGCTTCATTATTAGAATTACTTACAGTTCTATTATAATACCATGTTTGACTGTTATCTTCATGAAATCTAACTTGAACTGTATATGTTACTGCACTTGTAGTTGAGGGACTATCCAAATAATTGACAAAACTAGCTGTTTCTAAAGTTGAGTTCATATCTTCATTATGATATGGTTCAGAGGGTAAAGTTACACATGGAATACGACTACCAGAAGCATTACCTTGAATATAAGTTGTAGCACCTGTAGAAAGTTGACGTTTAATTCTAAAACTAATTCTATGAGTTGCCTGTGAACCTTCTCCAGTTAAATTAAAACTTACTAAAATTTTACTTGTATTTGTAGTTGGAGTTATTGTTACATTTAAGTTTGGAACATCATAATGTGTTGATTTTGAACTACAACTTACAGAACCTGTTGTAGTTGTATCTGAGTTCATTTTTATTTGAACTATACCCCCACCACCACCGGTAGGTACACCGGCAGTTGGGATAATTTTATTTACTTTTAATGTGCTCATAATTTTATACCACTGTCCATGTTTCACCGGCTCCAATAGTGACAGTTACGCCAGAATTTATAGTTATAGGACCTGCACTCATTGCGTTGTATCCGTTAGTTATGGTGTAGTCAGTTGTTACTGTTTGACCATTTTCCCAGAAAATTTTATCACTTCCACCACCTTTTGCAGCAGCAATACCTGTTAATGCTGAACCGTCAATAGCTGGTAAAGCACCTGTAAGTCTTGATGCAACTAAATTACCAGAGGCATCTGCAACAAAGTTTCCATCTACAATTAAACCACCATCAGCCCTAAATGCTCCGGGTGTATAAACACCACTACTAAATTCAGAATTGTTATTAAGTCTTAAATATGAATCAGTGCCATTTGCTGATAAAGCTGTTTTGTTATTAAATGCAATACCTCTATTACTGCTACCATCAGCACCAGTAAAGTTAATTAAATCGTCAGTACCTGTAGTTGCACAAGTTAAAGCTGTAAAGCCATCGCTAGTATCCGATCTTAAGAAACTTGCAGAACTTATGCCATCTACTGTGTCAGCATCAAGTCCAGAACCAGCACCATCTACAGTTTTAATAGCTGTAAGTATTTCATTAGCTGACATATCTTGAGTAGCATTAGCTTCAATACTATCAAGTTTATCGTGATGTGCTGTAGACATTACACCAGCAGCAGAGCTTGTAGCTTCGCTTATGGTTGCATTGTTTCCTGTGCTACTGTTTACAGTAACAGAACCTGTTGCCGTAGAAGTACTTAGGTTTGTAGTTGTGTTGACAGAATTTGTACTTGCTGCTGTAATACGTCCCTGAGCGTCTACAGTAATCGCTGGGATGGCTGTGGCAGAACCATAACTACCAGCAGTTACAGACGTGTCAGCAAGCTTTGCAGCAGTCACTGCGTCATCTGCAATCTTAGCTGTACCAACTGCACCAGCAGCTAGTTTTTGGTTAATAATTTCACCGTTATTTATTTTTGCAGCAGTTACTGCATTATCTGCTAGTTTAGCTGTTGTAACTGCATTACTTTGTAAATGACCTGCGTCTACTGTATTATCTGCTATTTTATTATTAGTTACTGCATCTGGACCTATTTTTTGATTGGTAACTGCTTCTAGAGCTATTTTAGCTGTAGTAACTGCACTAGGTGCAATATTATCTGTAGCAAGTAAAGCAGCACTTAATGTACCACTAGAGTTTGTTGTTAAAACTCCGTTGTTTGTAAGGCTAGTAGGAAATGTAAGTGTGTAATTTTGACCAGCACTGTGAGCTGGTGATTTTAATTTTATACCATGACTGTTAGCTGAACAGTTAAGTTGTAATGTACCATCATAACCACCAGCACCTTTTACTTCTACAATACCTGTGCCGTTTGGTTGTAAAGTAATTCTTCCATTACTTGTACTGGTAAAAATATATTGACTTTGTACATCTAAGGGACCTCCAAGTTGTGGTGATGTATCTTCTACAACATTGTCTATAGCATTAGGGTTAGCTGTAGAGCTAGAAGCAATACCATCTAACTTAGTACCGTCAGCAGCTAAGTCACGACCATCTACGTTACCAGATACAGTTATGTTACCTGTTACGTCAAGACCAGCT